ATTGTGCCTGCGGAGAGGAGCATCCTCTGCTACATGAATATAGGTGGCTATATGGATAAGTTTATAGCTCATAGGACTGCCAAGGTTTTGAGGGATGTGTGCCGACAGACTTTTGAAAATTGTGACTGGGTGACAAGGGAGGAGACTGTCAACCAGAACAAGTTTTATGAGCGAATGATAAAGTCCAAGTTTGTCCTTTGCCCCATGGGTGTCGGGATGGATACTTGGAGATTCTATGAGGCGGCTTGGTATGGAGCAACACCTATAGTCTTGCATTCAGCTTTGGATGACTTGTACGAAAAGTTTGGGGCTCTCATCGTAAATAAGTGGTCAGACGTTACCAAGGAGCTCCTTGAGCTATGTGACCCTCGGCGTCGGCCCCTCGACAAAAGTGTGTTTAATATTTCCGCGTACATTCCAAATGCTGATATCGTATGATAATTATGTACGCTGCTCAGATTTGATTGTCGATCCATACTACAACCCCGACCTCAAGATTGAGGGCTCGAACATCAAGGCGGTACTGGTGACGGGTGAAAAGCAAATCTTCCAGAAGAATGTCAAGCTTCTGAGGGAGATTCCAGGCAAGCCAAACTTGCTGTACTGCAGAACAGATGAGCAGTTTACGCGCCAGATGTTTGAGAGTATCAAGCCCTTTTATTCACACGTCTACGCAGTAAACTGCGAGTTCCAGCACCCTATGATTACTCAGATTCCTATCGGTTTTAATACCATCTATCAATTCGAGGCTGCTGAAGTGCCTGAGCGCAACATTCTCTGCTACATCAACTTTGATCACGAGCAGTCGCAGTATGTAGCGCACGCTCCGTACCGGTATGCTCGCGAGGATTGCTACAACTACTTCAAGGATCTGGAGTTTGCATTCAAGGAGGGGGATAAGATTTCCTCGTACGCCTACTTCCGTCGGCTGACTCAGTCTCACTGCGTAATCTGCCCACACGGTTACGGGCTCGACAGCTACCGGGTCTATGAGGCTGCTTGGTGCGGAGCTAGACCAGTTGTGCTGTCATCTGGTCTGGATCCGTTGCACGCCAAGTTTGGCGCAATTATTGTAAATGATTGGTCAGAGGTGACCAAGGAGTTTTTGGAAAAGAAGCTCGCAGACGAGCCTTTCAAGTTTAACCCTGATGTATTTCATCTCGAGCATTTTATACCCCCGTCACCTTGTACGCCACCCCCGTCGACCCAAAGCCAGACTCCCCCCGTTCCGTTGTCAGATCAATCGTCTCAATCTCATACACCTCTGGAGACTCATACTTCTCCAGAATCAGCTGAGCAATCCGGTAATTTGGACGAATCACATACGTCTGACGAGGGTCAGAGTTGTACAGAACAACCTTCAGCTCTCCAGTATAGTCTGGATCAATGACACCAGCCAGAACATCGATGCCGTGCTTTACGGCCAGTCCAGAGCGAGGTGCAATGCGACCATAGGTTCCGGGTGGGAGCTGCACAGTGATTCCAGTTGAAACCACTGCTCGATGGCCGGGCTGGATGACATATCCTTCGGTTGAGTATAGATCGTATCCCGCTGAGCCTGGTGTAGCGCGCTCTGGAAGCTTCGCATGAGGAACCAACTTCTTGACATTGAGGACCATTATATGTTATACGTGTGTGTTTTCTTTAGTTTAGGTAAGGCCGTGAGGTGCCGATGTAAGACTTGGCAAGTTGTCTGGTTGTCATGCCTGGAAACACGAAATGAGCAAATGGTATAGTCCCACCACCCGTGACTTGCGCAGTTGTCTTAATTTCTAGCAGATTCTCTTGGACAACCTTCTGATAGAAACCAGCCATGTACCTTATTTTCTGATCGTTGGATGAATGTCTGGGCATGTGTAAACATGTGATGGGCTCTACAACCATTTTCTTGCGTTTATTATTGGCGTTCGTTGGAGTATACTGAAGATCCTCATACCACAGGACGCATTCGGGGAACCCTGCAAAGCCCTGTGTTCTTGTATGACTATCGAAGTGGACAAACTTTGTAGCATTTGACATCAGAGCTGACTTGTTGAATAAATCGGGAAACTGATTAGCGAGAAGTCTGTGTTTGTGAGCATCCTCACCCGATACACCTATCCACCCCTGTACTCCAGCAGCTCTGCACAACTCTTTACTCAGACCATTGTCTGCTGATAAATAAGGCTGATCCTGAGGAATATGTCCAGCTTGTTTTTGTGCATGGAAATTGGCGGGCACCAAACCTGTTGTCTTGTTACGACCCGTCACCCATCTCTTAGTCTGTGTACCAGGTTCTACAAGTAAGAAGAAGTTGGTATCATACTTTAGCGCAAACAGGCAGAATCTAGAATATCCCCCACTTAGACCCGCTACCGCAAGTCCCGCGAATGGATGGAAGTAATGAAAGTTAGTCTTGACCATGTTTGAATTTGGATCAGCTAGGTGACCAACTGCTCTGAATAGTACAGTACCCATTGGTAGTCTAATTTTCACAGTCTCGTAATTAGGATTGGGATTCGTCACTGACAAGTTACGAGGAACGTAATTGTTGCGATAACGATTCTGTTCTGTGCCTCTAACCATCTGTCTATATCTAGGTCCCAAGAGTCCTGAACCGGACGCGGATGATGCTGCGCGCAGAGCCGATTCTCGGATGTATTCTCGAGAACTAGCCATATTACATGAAGAGAAAAAATATTGATAACAAGTATGGCTGATGACTCAGGTGAAGTTATAGTAAAAGCTGGTCTGAATGTACCCGCGAGTTGTCCACTACTTATTCAGTTTACTGATTTCGTATGGCAGCATCTAGACAAGACTGTAGGTGATCCTAACTATATGAACATTCATCCAGACGCGAAATATCTGGATGTGTCAATGGAGTTCAAGTGGAGTGACACACCAGTCAACGTTGTCCTCGTCATATTTACCAATAACGGCGTCGAGACCCCTTTCGAACTGAATCTCTTTCCATTTCATCCACCCGAGATTGATGCGAATCAGTTGACAACAAACTACCCAATTACACAAAACAGGAACATAAGCGCTATCAAGGTGCAAGGTTCTCCTGTGATGGATATGATTCTTTCCTATCAGAACTGGTTGTATGTGGCATATAAGATCAATGTGATTCTTCATCAGATTGGTGCACTTTACACTTCTGCTCAGAGACCTCGAGAGGTTCAGTTCCTGCAGAGATACTGGGATAGATATTGCAACGCCAATATTCGTTTTGCTGTTCGTTCTGGGTATGACATCCCGTGGCACAGAGATTCGGGTGAAGCCAGATTTGTTGCCGGTCCAGAATCTGTAATGTTCGGTAATCAGAGACATGCTGGATTCATCACTGGGGCTATATATGTAAATAGACCACAGGGTTTGCCAAATGATCAAGGTGGTATATCCTTCATGAAGGATGGGGGTGTGTTCAGTTTGTTTCCAAGAGGTGGAACCTGCGTCACATTCCTCGATCCTGAAATCTTCCACAAGGTTATTCCGGTAAGGGATGGTGGGGCTGCCGAAAAGAAGAGGGATTTTGTGAAGCGTTCAAGTATCTTTATGGAGTTTTATACAGATAGAGCTCACGTAGAACAGAATATGCCAATTCAACCAATATTCAACCGACCAAGTCTACCGTCAATGTTTAGAAATGCAAACGCAAGTTACAAGTTTCTCAAAGAGTATTTTGAAAAGAACTTTTCAAATGGTCTCAGAGCTCGTGGACTCAATACAAACAACGTACGTCAGTCGATTGCCACTGCTCCGAATGCTGTCATCAATGAAGCGTATGCATACATGCCTAATACTTACCCAGCATTTGCAAGTAATGTACACCCTGGAGCTCCTCTGAAACCTCTCCCAGATTTCTTCGTATTCAAGGTGAGAGGAAGCAATAACCTATCAAAGAGGCAGAAGTTGCTCAACTTGTACAATTTGTACATCAATACACTGTCGAATTTCAACCGTATACCTTCTAACAGCATCTACCAGGGGATGCGAGAACTGGGTACAACAAATGCACAAATAGCCGAGATGCGCAGGCCTAGATATCGTCCCAGAGTTAATGAGAATGGTTCACAGATAAACGGAAACGAGCGAAATCACCAAGGCTTTACATTCACAAGAAACTTTATGCGAGGAAATCTGAATACTGGTGGTGTGTAATAAACAGATAGACCTCTGAATAAGCATGAAGAATGCATGTGCGTATGACTCGGAGCAGACCATGGCTGGTCTGATTCACCACATATGTGTGATACCTTTCAGTGTTGCGCACCACCGGCGGACCCGAGCCAGGGTAATGACTCACGGGAGGCCACTAGTGGTGGAGATCAAGGAGGTTACTGCATTTTACTCGGACAACGAGTCTGTCTTGCGCAAGACGGAGCAGACCAAGTCGCAGGATGTCGAGTATGTTGTACTCCCTTGGCGTCGCGCCATTCCCAGAATCCTGAAGTTTGTCAAGGAGAATGGCGGGACGCTGTTTGCTCACGCATGGCATCGAGACTTGGAGTTTTTGCACCGGACTCAGGAGTGGATGGGTGGAAAATCGAATCGGATATTCCACAAGAGTCTATTGCAATGGCCAGAGACTGGGTGCTATGACAAGAATTGGGAGGGTATTTCTCGGGTGTGCTCTTTGCACTTTCTGATGAATCGCTGCCCAAAGTTTATGAAGAGTTATACCGAGTGGTATTCGACTCTGGATGAGGCCAAGTTCAAGGTGCACATGGATCTGCAGCATCTTGCTCGGTTTGTATATCGTCAGAATGACTATCAAGAGGCTCACACGGCGATCCATGACTGCCGAGACTTGGTGGCGGTTCTTCTAGAGGCTTACAACTCGGACACATACAAACTCGACGGTCATTCATACATGATTTCTGAAAAGTCGATGGAGCCTTTGCTTCTCTGTACCCAAGTAAAAAGAGACGCTGCTTTGAACTATCCCCGGCTGCAAAGTCAAACATGTCCTCCTCCCCAACATTGACAAAACAAGTTGGAAAGTCATAGTTGTAGCGAATCTTCATCATCGAGTTTAGAATCATCTGAATATATGTACTGAAGTTGCTCACCTCGTAATTCTCCTTCCATTCAATTCTAAGAATATACACATCCTCTTGCGGTTTACCCAGGTATGGACCACAAGGTGATGACTCTGCAGAACCCCCATCGAGGTAATGCCACGTGCCATATTTGAAACTCGAAAAGAGAAATGGAACCGCCACCGACATGCACAGAGCATCAATCACCGGCATGTCTGGGTGACTTTCGACGGAAAAGTAGTGCGTCTGAGTCAGCTCGACGCAGAATGCAGATATGTAAACCACCTTTGGGAATCTCTTGTAGAGTTGAGCAAATGTAATACCCGATTCATCCGGAAAGACACTCACAATGAGACTCCTTATGGTTTCACGGGGTATCAGACCGTAGGACTGTATTAGGGATTTAATGACGGGTTTCAGTCTACGAATCTGCACCTTGAGAGAGAGTTCTAGAACCTGACCAAAATCAAAGTTGGTCATGGCAATCATAAAGCACAGGATTGCTCCAGCCGATGACCCTGACAGAGTCTCCAAGTCTGTCAGAGATCCTGAATCCCACAACTTATTGAGCGCGCCGAGCAGAGCAAAGTATCCCAGAGCACCTGGTCCTATAGCTAGGTGCTTCATCTATCAGTAGTACTGAGGGAATGTGGCACGCAAAAACGCAAACACAACACCGAAGATAAGGGTATGGGTTGCCTGGATGGACATCTTGGATCCACCTGGCGGCAGGCTCAGAAACGTCCCTGGACTGAGAACATAGAACAGAGCTGAAGATACAACAATGTCAGCGGGCTTGAATGTAAGCCGAAGTACAAATTTCAGCAACAGAAAGTACAAAATTCCAAAAGTGAGTGCTCCTGTGATAGAGTCAGTCCGGTAGAATGACTTTAGCGCAACGAACAAAATAGCCGGGTACAAAACCTTAGGTCCTGTCAGATCCGGAAGTGGCATTTATTAATGCGTAGAGTTTTTATAAGACCACTCGCAAAACGAGTTGAAAGTGGCACGATCGCAAATATATCGCTCCTCCTTGTACTGGCGGATGCTCATCCACATGTTCAAAAGATCCTCCGAGTGCCAATCCTGCCAAGTCTCCGGGTCGAGAGGCTCCATCAACCCGTCATCCTGGTTATCATCCTCGATGGCATCCTCACCATAAAAGATAGAATCCTGAGCATACTCGTTGAATCCCATTTTGCCTTATTGTATATGTAACCTAAATCTTTAGGCCTTACCTGTGATACCAAGTGACTCACGCTTCACCTCTGGTGCAGCATCCACAATAGCCTGGAATGCACCCTCGGCGCGAGCCTCGTCACCACCAAAGAAGCTCAGAAGGCCCTTCTTGATCACCTCGCGTGTGATGGGCGCCTTGGTTACACGCTCCTTGTATGAAACCTTTTGCTTATTAACATTTACATTATCAATCTCCTCCTTCTTCATATAAGTTTTGATAAAGACGCGGAGCTCCTTCTCGCGCTTGTTCAAAACTCCGATATCCTTACGGGCTTCGTTCAGCTGCTTCTTGAGCTCGACCCACTCAGTCATGACATCGCGAAAATCATCCATTATTATATACTAGCTCAAAATCTTTATACACGTGCGCCAATCTCGAACCCTGGGCGCATCAGATCTGGTGGGATGGTGGATACGTTCCAGATTGAGACTGGGCTGCGTGGGTTGGGGGGCTCTGAGCGCTCCTGGAGGTTGGCGTTGCGCAGGTTGCCGCCGATCGTCTCTGGGAAGCCAATCTGCTGGCGTGGGTCCAGGAAGTTCTGGTTGGACAGGATTGAGTCTGGGGAGAAGGTGCCAAAGTCCTCGTCGGTTGAAACCTCGCGAGGGATCATGTTGCTGTCAAGGCTGGAGCTGACATCTGAGCCTCTCTCCTGACCAAGGGAATAACCTGACTTCTTCTGGCCGAGCAAAAGATACATGGCGATTGCGGCCAGAACAAACAATGCGAGAGTCTTGCTGTTGCCGTTCATTTAATACTAACGATGGATAAAAAAATTACTCAAAGTCTCCGGGAGCATAGTTTGCACCGGCCTGAGCCTCGTTGCTGCCGTGACCACCAAAGCTAAGATAACTGTCGGAGTCGAAGTGTGCGCGTCTCACTGGTGCCTGGATGCTACCAGAGTATGACGAAGCCTTGCGGAAAAAGAAGATGTACAGAAGGACAGCTGCGACAATCATCCATGGGTTGATACGGAATGCCATTTATATCTAGTCAAGATAATCATTTGGATCCTCCTCATCTTCATCATCCTGGAACATGTACTCGGCTGGCAC